TGGCATCAGCGACAGCCCCCGCCCAGACCATGCGCAATATCTGAAACACTGGCTTGGCGTGCTGAAAGCCGATAGCCGCGCCCTGTTCACCGCCGCCGCCCGCGCAAGCGATATTTTCGAGTATCTCATCGCCCGCACCGGCCGCAAATTGGCCGATCGCCCCGTCATCGCGCCGCCGGCCGCGCAACCAAGCCTGCCCTTGGCCGCCTAGGAACTGCCCCGCCAGCCGGCCGCCCCCGCGCGGCCGGCTGGCGGCGGCGGTTGGCGCCGCCGCCGCCTCGGCCGCGCCGCCAGGAGAGGAACGGCAGGGCCGCGCCGGCGCAGGGCGGCATACAGGCCGCCTGGCGGCCGGCACATCTAACCACCGAATGGAGGACAATTCAATGCCACCCATCGACGGACCCGCCCTGCGCGCCTGGCGTGAGCGCCATCGCCTCAGCCAGGGACAACTCGCCGCGATCCTGGACTGCGGCGCGCGATCAATCCGTGGCTGGGAGACTGGCGAGGCACCGCCGCCGCCCTGGCTGGCGCCGGCGCTAGGCTGGCTGGAACTGGCCGGCCTGGATGCCCGCTACGACGGCCGGCCGGTCGATCTGCATGCCGCCCTGCGCCGCTATTTTCTAGGGCGCGCAGGCTCGCGCGATGACTAGACCGCGCCGGTGGCGAAGCGTTCGAAAGGTGTCGGGCCGGCCCTTTTTACATTGCGCGCAAGTATGTTATATGGGAAGCGCGTTAGCAGGAGGTGCCGATGAACCTGGCCGTGCTCAATGCCGAGTTGCAGCAGCCGGCCTATGCCGGGCTGACCGACGCGGAAGCCGCCGCGTTGCTCGGCAAGGCGTCGGGCCTGGAGACGACCACGGCCGTTTACCGTAAAATCGCCGATAACAAGGACGTGATCAGCGCGACGGTCGATGCCGACGGTAACCGTAGCGCGGTCACACTGGGCCTGACATGAAAAAGCGTAGATCTCGTCTGAGCATATTCAACGGCCAGGGCCAGCTGGATGAGGCGTTCCGTCGGCGTTATGCCGCGGCCGTATTCGGAATGATCGAGGATGCGCTCGACGGCATCAAGCCACCGGTCGAAGACAAAGTATTCGCTCTGGCGGTTCACGGGCTGCAATACGTCGTGCCGCGCCTGCAGGCGACTGAAGTGAAGGGCACGTTGAGGCAAGAGCATCGTTTTGTAGACGCTCCGCCGCAAGAGACGGAAGAGGAGTGGAATGTCCGCCGAAGCCGCGAGCTCGCCCTGCTGGGCGCCCCAGCCGGGACCGCAGACTGAGGCGATCCGGCGGACCTGGGTCGCGGAGTTGCTGTTTGGCGGGGCGCGCGGCGGCGGCAAGTCGGACTACCTATTAGGAGACTTTCTACAGGATGTGCAACGATACGGTTCGGCGTGGCAGGGCGTTCTGTTCCGGCGGACCTACCCGGAACTGCAAGAGATCATAGGCAGGACCAAGGCGATCATGGTGCCGAGCGGCGCGACGTGGAAGGAAGCGGCCAAGGAATGGTCCTGGCCGAACGGCGCCTGTCTGCGCATGCGGTATCTTGAGCGCGACGACGATGCCACGCGCTATCAGGGGCATCAATATTCCTGGATCGGCTGGGATGAATTGGGGCAGTGGCCGAGCGACAGCGGTTATCGGCAGTTGATCGCTTGCCTGCGGTCGGCCTATTCGATCCCGACAAAACGCATTCGCGCCAGCGCGAACCCCGGCGGCGCGGGGCATTCGTGGGTCAAGCGGCGCTGGGGCATCGACAGCCATCCGCGTGGCCGGGAACTGATTACCGACCCCGCGACCGGTATGAGCCGCATGTTCGTGCCCAGCCGCGTCGGCGATAACCTGATCCTCCTGGCGCACGATCCTGGCTATACCGCCCGGCTTAAGGGTGTCGGCAGCGAGACGCTGGTCAAGGCGTGGCTCGACGGCGACTGGTCTGTCGTCATGGGCGCGTTCTTCGACTGCTGGTTCACTGAGAAGCATGTCGTCGCGCCCTTCACCGTGCCGGCGGACTGGCTGCGCTTCCGCGCGTTCGATTGGGGCTTCGCTCGCCCGTTCAGCGTCGGATGGTGGGCGGTGTCCGACGGCTCGCTGCTGCCGGACGGCAGTCGTTATCCGGCCGGCTGCCTGGTTAACTATCGCGAGTGGTATGGCTCGACGGGCGAGCCGAACGAAGGCTTGCGCCTGACGGCCGAGGAAGTGGCCGACGGCATCCGCGAACGCGATGGGACCGACAAGATCGCCTATTCGGTCGCCGACCCGTCGTGCTTCGCGCAGGACGGCGGCCCGAGCATCGCCGAGCGTATGCTCAAGCGGCGCGTGATATTCCGGCCGGCCGACAATGCCAGGGTGGCGCGCGGCGGCGCGGTCGGCGGCTGGGACCAGATGCGCGCTCGGCTGGTCGGCGAGGATGGCAAGGCCATGATGGTCTTTTTCTCGACTTGTCGCGATGCCATTCGCACCATCCCGAGCATGCAACACGATCCCGACCGGCCGGAAGACATGGATACCGACGGCGAGGACCACGCGGCGGATATGGCGCGCTATGCCGCGATGAGCCGGCCATACCAGGCTTGGAAGCCGGCGGTGGTGCCGCCGAAGCATGAGTTCGCCATTCACACGGACGGCGGCATTCGCAGCGGTCTTACCATCCGCGAACTGATCGACCGACAGGCCAAGCGAAGGAGTGCCTTGTCATGAGCGTCTCGTTCCCTCCCGCCCAGTGGGGCATTCGGCACGTCCCGGCCGCCGCCGCGCAGGCGACGATCACGCGGGCGGCCGAAGCCAACAACCTCAGGCATTACGCGACCGGCATTACCGTGACGCTGGGCGGCACGTCCGCGACAACCGCCGGCTTGGAGTTCCGCCTGATCGACGGCGCCAGCGGTGGCTCGACCATCCTCTGGTCGGGCAAGATCGCCAATCTGGCCAACGTCACCAACTCCATCGTGCTCGGGGGCGTTGCCATCGCGGGCAGTCCCGGAGTGGCGATGACCCTGGAAAGCACGGCCGCGCCTGGCGCCAACGTGTCGGCGACCGTCGCGCTCTGTGGCTTCACGAGCAACTGATGTCCGACGCGGGCGAAGCCGGCAAGACCGGCGGGGTCTTCGAAACCAGGGCGGACGCCGGCAAGGGTGCTTCGGGGCTGGTCCGCCTCTGGATGACCGCGATCAGGCTGGCCAGCGAGGACGAAAAGGATTGGCGCAAGGCGGCGGACGACGCAAGCCGCATCTATCGCGGCGCGGCGGAACAGCGCCAGCAGGTAGCGTTCAACATCCTCTATTCCAATACCGAGACGATCCGTTCCGCCGTCTACAATTCTCCGCCGATCCCCGATGTCCGGCGGCGGTATGGCGACGACGACGAAGCCGGCAGGGTGGCCGGGCAGGTGGTCGAGCGCGCCCTGTTCTACGCCATCGACACCCACGACTTCAACGGCGAGATCAAGGCCGCCGTGAAGGACGCGGCGCTTGTCGGCCGTGGCGTCACCCGCGTTCGCTACGCGCCGATGCTGGACGCCGACCAGGGCACGGCCTACGAACGGGTGATGACCGAGCACGTGCAGTGGGCGGATTTCCGGCGCGGGCCGGGGCGTCGCTGGACGGATGTGCCGTGGATAGCGTTCCGCCACTTGCTGACGCGCGAACAGGTCATCGAGCTTTCGCCACGCGTTGGCGCGACGGTGCCGCTCGATATGCGGTCGGATGGCGCAGAAGTGAAGGCCGGCAAGGATGACGAGCCGTCTGACGTGTTCAAGCGGCTGTTGGTCTGGGAGGTGTGGGACAAGGACAAGCGCGAGGTATTGTTTATCGCTCCCTCCTGGTCGGAGGGCCCGCTGGCGCGAGAGGCCGATCCCCTGAAGCTGGAAGGCTTCTGGCCGATTCCGCGTCCGTTGATGGCCATCGAGGCGACCGACAGCCTGATTCCCGTTGAGCCATATCGGCTTTATAAGACCCAAGCGGAGGAACTGGACACCGTGACGCGGCGGATCAACGCCATCGTCAAGGTCATCAAGTGGCGCGGCATCCGGGCCGGCGGCAGCAACGACGGCGCAATGCAACGGCTGATGGACGCCAGCGACGGCGAGCTTGTTCCGGCTGAGGACGCTATCGCCTTTGCTACGCAGAATGGCTTGGATAAGTCGATCTGGATGATGCCCATTGAGCAGGCCATTGCCGTGGTGACGCAACTTTATGAGGCGCGCGAACGCATCAAGCAGACGATATACGAGATCACCGGCATCGCCGACATCCTGCGAGGCGCGACCGAAGCTCAGGAGACGGCGACCGCGCAACAGATCAAGGCGCAATGGGGATCGCTGCGCATTCAGGACTTGCAGGCCGAAGCGGCCCGGCATGCTCGTGACCTGATTCGGCTAATGGCGGAAATCATCTGCACGCGGTTCGATTGGCAAACGCTTTCCGAGATGACCCAAACGAACTTGCCGACCATGCAGCAGAAGCAGGCCATGCAGGCGATGTTGCAGCAGCAGGCGTCGGCTGCTCCGGCGCCGCAACAGGTGGCGGCATGACCGACGATCCGATGGCCATGATGGATCAGCCGACCGTCGAGGAGGTCGAGCGGATCATCCGCTCGGATGTGCTGCGCTGCTATCGCATTGATATTGAAACGGACTCCACCGTCCGGGCGGACGTCTCCCGGCAGCAGGAGAACGTCTCGCAGTTCGTGCAAGGGTTTGCTGCCTTCGTGACCGCCATCGGGCCGGCGGTCGAGGCGCGGGTAATGCCGCTCGACGTGGCGACCGACCTGCTGACCGGCTTCGCGCGCATCTTCAAGCTCGGGCGCCAGGCGGAGGATGCCCTGGAACGGCTTGGCAAGCAGGCCAAGGAACCGCGACAGCCGGCGCCGGACCCAGCGGCGCAAGCCGACGCGGCCAAGGTGCAACTGGAACAAGCCAAGCTCCAGGTTACGGCCGGAGAAAGCCAGGGCCGGCTGACGCTCGACACCGAGAAGGCCAAGGCCGACGCGGCCGTCAAGCTCAAGGAACTCGACCTCAAGGAACGCGAGCTTGTCTTGAAGGAACGGAAGATGGCTCTCGACGAACAGGCGCGCGCTCAGGAATTGGACTTGAAAAACAAGGACATGCAGCTTCGCGCCACGATGGACGTGGCGAAGCTGGAAGACGGGCAGGCGGCCCGGGCCGACCAGGGGCGCCAGGCGGAGTTGGAACGTCGCGCCAAGGGAATGCAACCCGAGACGTATGAGGAAGCCATGAAGGAAGTCGCGGCGGCCATCATGGCGATGGCCGAAGCCATGAAACAATTGGCGGAAATTCAGCAGCAGCAGTCCGAGGCAATGCTGGCGGCCATTACGGCGCCCAAAACCGTCGTGCGCGGCAAGTCTGGTCGCGTCGAGGGCGTGCGGACGGTGCTGAACTGACGTGGATCGCCGCGCCGAGCTTGAAGCAGCCTACGCGCGGATCGTCGGCGAGGTGCCGGCGGAAGCGGCGGTCCCGATTGCCGCGTTAGTAACGCCATTTGTTGCGCCGGCTTCCTCGTATGATACAGTGCTCCCGCCGCCGGCCGCTTTGGACTGGCGGGCATTGCTGGCTGACCAGGTAGCGGCCGATGCGCTTCTGGCGGTGCTGGCTGCGCTGGACGCGGAAGAGGAGGACGCGGTGCTCGCGTTGTTGATGGCGTGATGCGGTATTTCTGGGACGGAACGAAGTGGGCGGAACGCGAGCCGCCGAAGCCGAAACGCGGCCTGGTTGTCATTCCCGATCTGCCAGGTTACAAATCGCCACTCGGCACTGGCTGGATCGAGGGCCGGTATCAGCGCCGGGAAGATTTGAAGCGGCATGGATGTCGCGAAGTGGACCCGAGCGAGTTTAAGTTCGAGATGAAGAACCCGCGCTATCTGGCGCGGATGCAGCAAGGGCGCAGGCGTTAGATGCCCGACATCCGGGAAACGATGGGAGCGATTTGGGACCGCGATAACACGCCGGCACCCAAGGCGGAGCCGGTCTCCGATCCCATTGCCGCGCCATCGCCCGAAGCGGCGCCCGAGCCGGTTTCACGTGAAACGGCGCCGCCGGCTGTGGAACGCGGCTCGGATGGTCGTTTCCTGCCGAAGCAAGAGACACAGACGGTCGAGCCTGAGAAGGTTCCCGTCGCGACGGAACCCAAGGCCGAACCCGCGCCAGACAAGCCAGCCGCAGCGGCATTGCCGCCCAGCGCGCCGGCTACCTGGTCGGCCACCGCCAAAGCCGAGTGGGCCAAGCTCCCACCCGCCATTCAGCAGGAAGTGCTGAAACGGGAAGGGGACGTGTCCAAGGGCTTTGCGGAACGCGCGGAAGCCGTAAAAGCTTACGAAGCCATCGAACGCACCATCGGCGATAGGAAATCGCGGATGTTGGCGCAATACGGCAGCGTGGAGGCCGGGTTGAACGACCTGCTCCGCGCGTCGGATTTCGCCGCCGCCGATCCTGTCGGGTTCGTTAGGTGGTTCGCGCAGCAGCGCGGGGTCGACCTCGCAAAGCTGCTTCCAGCAACCAGTCCAGCGGAACCCAGCGCATCGAGCGACGATGGTTGGGTAGACCCGCGACTCGCTCAGGTTCAGCAGGAACTGAAGGCGGTAACCCAATCCATCGCCCAACGCGAGGCAGCCGAGCGCGAACAGCTCATGGCACAATTGCACGCGATGGTCGAGACGTTCAAGGCAAGTGGCAAGGCGCCGCACTTCGAGGATGTCCGGCAGGACATGGCCTCGCTGGCGCGCATTCGCCCTGAACTGACAATCGACCAGCTTTACGAGCGGTCCGTTTATGCGAACCCGACTACCCGCGAGCGCGTGCTGGCGGAGCAACGGGCGACGCAGGAAAAGATCGTGGCGGAGGCAAACGCGCGCAAGGCCGAAGAGGCCAAGCGGATGCAGCGGATCAACGTTGGCACGCGGGGCGCCACCGGCGCTTCGCCGACAACGCCGTTGAGCAAGCGGGAGACGATGGAAAGGGTCTACGACAACCTCAATTCCGGCTGAGCCTTCATCATGAAGGATCAGTCCAATGCCATCCCCCAACAGCACCTTTACGGAGATGGTCACCACCACTCTCCGCAGTCATCCGACGGAAATTGCGGATAACGTTTCGCTGCACAACGCGCTTTACAACCGGCTGAAGGCGCGCGGCAAGATCAAGCTCGTCTCCGGCGGCTACGAAATCGTCCGGCCTCTCGACTATGCCGAGAACGCCACCGTGCAGCGCTACAGCGGTTTCGATACTCTGAACATCGGCGCGTCCGATGTGCTGACCACGGCCAAATACGATTGGGTGCAAACGGCTGTCAACGTCGTGGCGTCTGGTCGTGACCTCCGCATGAATAGCGGCCGCGAGCAATTGATCGACCTGGCTGAAGCCCGGACGAACAACGCCATGCGCACAGCCGCGAACACCATGTCGGTCGATATCTACAGCACTGGCGCGCTGGCGAACCAGATGGGCGGTCTCGGCCACATTATCACGTCGGCGGGCACCGGCACGGTTGGCGGCATCGATTCCTCCACCTACTCGTTCTGGGCCAATCAGTTCCATGAAATGACCGACGCGCCGTCGAAGTCGACGATGAAGACGCACATGAACAAGCTGTGGCTCAAGACCGTGCGCAGTAACGACAAGCCGGACCTGATCGCGTCGAGCCACGACTTTTTCGGCTTCTACTGGGAGAGTTTGCAGGACTTGCAGCGCTATGCTTCGGCGGACAGCGCCACGGCCGGCTTCCAGGCGCTGAAGTATGTCACGGCGGATGTCATCTTCGACACGAACAGCAACTTCAGCACGACCGCCGAGGTGATGTATTTCATCAACACCAACTATCTGGAACTCGTTTCGCACCGCGACGCCAACTGGTCTACGATGGACGAGAAAATGTCCGTAAACCAGGATGCCGTGGTGATCCCGTTGATATGGATGGGCCAACTTGTCTGCTCCAATCGGGCGCGGCAGGGCAAACTCATCGACGAAGCGTAATCCAGGGAAGAAGGAGTTTTTCACATGGCTTACAGCATCACGGATGAGGTCGTCGGCAGTCAGCCGATTGCCACGGCCGAAACGGTGCAAAAGCACCCGTTCGGCACCATCGTGCGCGCGGTCGATTCCGACTTCGGCGAAGGTGAGTTCATCTACCTCAAGGGCGTCGCCAGCACTGGTATCGGTTCCTGGGTCACTTACAACGTCGATGACTGGACCACGACGCTGCTGGCGGCCAACGCCATCGGCCCCGTGGCTATCGCGATGTCGGCGACTGACGCAACGACCGATTATGGCTGGTACCAGATCAGCGGCAAGGCGGTCGGTCTGTGCCTGACCGGCTTTGCCGATGACGGTCTGGTATTCGCCACGGCCACCGCCGGGGCAATCGACGATGCCAGCGTTAACGGCGATCTGGTCAATCTCGCGAAGGGCGCTTCCGCCAAATTGGCAACAACGGCCGAACCGAGCGCGGCGCACTTCGAGATTCACCGGCCGTTCGTCAACGACAACAGCAACTCGGCGTAGGCGTACCGATGGACTGGGCGGCGGCAAATGCAAGAGCGACGCGTTTGCTGCCGCCACATCCTGGCTTGCCTTGGCACCGTTCCGGTGCGGATGCAAAGGTGCGGGACAACATGCGTTCGGCGCTTGAACGCAATATCCCGCTTGAAATCAGGGCGATCTATGCGCCGAACGGCGACACGCTGTCGGTGATGGCCGGCGGGCCGTCCTTGGCACGGACGTGGCGGCAGGCCGAGGGCAAGGTCATCGCGGTCAATGGCGTGCACAACTGGCTGGTTGAGCGCGGCATGGTGCCATGGGCATGCTGTTTGCTCGATGTCAATCCCGACTTGCGCGATTGGATATTGCCACGCGACGACGTGATCTACTTTGTGGCGTCCATGGCAGACCCCGAAACATTCGATCATCTGGCCGGCCGACATGTCGTGCTTTGGCATGCGTCTGGCCCAGGCGGGGTAGATGCGGTGCTGAACGAGCGGTCCGGGGATTGGCTGCTGGTCGGCGGCGGCACGACAGTCGCTTTGCGCTGTCTTAATCTGGGCTATATTCTCGGCTATCGTCGGTTTCGGTTCTTCGGCTTGGACAGCAGCTATGAGAACGGCGTGAGCCACGCATACCACCACGAAACATTGCCGACCGTGACTGTTGAGGCTGGCGGACGGGAATTCGTGACGCAGGCGGGTTTTGCTCGGCAAGTCATGGACTTTTGTTCGGTCATGGATGGCTTCACATCCGGCCGCCTGACCGGAAAGCCGGAATCGCTCGACGTGCAGGTGATCGGCGACGGCCTGTTGCCGACGCTTCTAGCGGAATTCGAACAGTCGCGTTCGCACGATGAACGCACGAACGGAGAAGGAACCATTCATGCCTGACTTGATGTCGCCCGAATACGACCCGCGCGCCAAGGTTGATATTGTCCCGGTGGAGTTCTGGGTGGATCACCGGCCGATCCATGATAGGCCGGGTGAGTTCAAGCCGGTCGAGCAGGTCAAGTGGGCGAAACGCGGGCAACCGAACCATCAGACGGTAGAGGCGATCAGCCGCGTCCGCAAGAACCCACAGCTTTGGAACGCCATCGAGCCTTACTACAAGCACTGGTTGAAGGGTCAGGAAGCGCCGACGGACGGCACGCCTCTGGAAGCCTGGGCTGGTGTCACCAAGGGGCAGGTGCAGCAACTCAAGCTGTTGTTGATCCGCACCGTCGAGGAATTGGCGCAGGTTGGCGACGGCACGATGCAGCGCATCGGCATGGGCGCGAGGACGCTGGTTGAGCGCGCCCAGGCGTTCGTCGATCACAAGCGTGGCAGCGCCGTGGTTGAGGCCGCCTTGGTATCCGAGCGCGAAAAGCGGGCGGAATTGGAGGGGGAAGTGGCGGAACTCAAGGCCATGGTCGAGGCGCTGACCCCACCTGAGAAGCGCGGGCCGGGGCGGCCGCGCAAGACGTTCGATGAGGCGGCGCCAGCATGACGCTACTGACGCTCATACAGGGCGCTTGCGACCGCATGGGCTTGGCGCGGCCGGCGGCCGTTTTCAGCAGCACGAACCAAGAAGTGCGCGAGTTGCTAGGCGTCGCGCAGGAGGAAGGATTGCAGCTTTCCCGGCGCTGCGACTGGCAGGAAATCACCAAGGAAAAGACTTTCACCTCGCTTGCGCAGGAAACGCAAACCGCGATGGTGCCGAGCGACCTGGATCGCTTCGTGGCGGAGACTTTCTGGAACCGCACCAGGCGCCGGCCTTTCCGTGGGCCGGTCACGGCGCAGGAATGGCAGCAGATCAAGGCATGGACTACTTCGCCCGTGCCTGAAATTTTTCGCCATCGCGGCAGCAACATCCTGATCCAGCCGGTGCCGACAGCCGGCCACACTTTCGCCTACGAGTATGTCTCGACGCAGTGGTGCGAAAGCTCCGGCGGCACCGATCAAAGCGCGTGGGCGGCGGATACGGACGTCGGCCTGCTGCCGGAACGCTTGATGATGCTAGGTGTTGTCTGGCGGTTCAAGGCCATGAAAAGCTTCCCCTTCGAGACCGACTATCAGGTTTATGAGAGCCAGGTTCAGCAGGCAATGCTGCGTAACAAACCGCAACGCACGCTGGACTTGGCTATGGGCGAGCGCCGGCGGATACCGGGCATTGTCGTGCAAGACGGGGATTGGGCGATCTAATGCTCGATTTGGCGCAATTGGGACGGTCGCGCGGCGGACAAGCGCAGCGCATCGCGTCATTGCCCGCGCCGGTGAAGGGGTGGAACACACGCGATGCCTTGTCGGACATGGCTATCGAGCATGCTGTAGTGCTCGACAATTGGCTTCCGGCAAACGAAAAGATCGCACTGCGCAAAGGCTATAAAAGCCACGCCACCGGCTTGTCGCCAGCGGTCGAAAGCCTGATGGAGTATGTCAGCAGCACCGGCGCCGGCAAGCTGTTCGCGGCCAGCGGCACGACGATCCATGACGTTACAAGCGCCGGCGCGGTCGGCGCGGCGGCTGTGTCCGGCCTGACCAATGCCCGTTGGCAGCACGTCAACATGGGCACGAGCGGCGGGCGGTTCTTGCTTTGCTTCAACGGCGCCGACACTCCGCGAACCTTCGATGGCACGTCCTGGGCCAATGCCGGCATGACCGGGCCGGCCATTGCGAATTGCATCTGGTGCAACACGCATCAGCGCCGCTTGTGGATCGGCGAAGAGGACAGCATGTCGGCCTGGTATGGCGGCACGAACGCCATAACAGGCGCCTTCACCGAGTTTCCGCTTTATGGCATCGCCAGGCGCGGCGGCTATCTGATGGGCATGGCCACCTGGACACGCGACAGCGGCGACGGCATGGATGACGTGGCCGTCTTTATGACCAGCGAAGGCGAAGCCATCGTCTATTCCGGCATCGACCCGGCATCCGCCTCGACGTGGGCGTTGATCGGCGTGTTCGATGTCGGCAAGCCGTTGGGCCGCCGGTTCTGGTGCAAGGCGGGCGGCGATGTCATGCTGCTGTTGCGCGACGGTTTCGTGCCGCTGTCGCGCGTGCTGCTGGCCGACCGCAGTCAGGTGTCGGCGCAGTCCATTTCCGATCAAATCAGTCCGACTTTCGCCGCCGCCGCCCGCGATCACGGCGGCAAATACGGCTGGCAACCCACCGTCTATCCGGCGGAAAACATCATCCTTGCGAACATCCCCATATCGGCCGGGCTTACGTCGCACCAATATGTCTTCAACACATTGACTGGGGCGCCCTGCCGGTTCACCGGACTGAATGCCGCATGTTGGTCGATGCTCGGAAACGACCTCTATTTCGGCCACGTCAGCGATGGGAAGGTCTACAAGGCGTTGACCGGGACGGATGACAACGACGCAAATATCCCCGGTGATGTCATGCAGGCGTTCAGTTATTTCGGCCTGGGGGGAACGATCAAGCAATTCCTGATGGCGCGACCGACGTTCTCGGCCAGCAGTGTGCCGAGCGTCGCACTGGATTTCAATGTGGACTTCAATCAGAATACCCCAGCGGCGCTTGCCAGCACGATTGGCGGTAGCGAGGGGTTGTGGGACACGGCGGTTTGGGACACGGCGGTCTGGGGGCAGGAAACGCAAATCTACGCAGCCTGGAAGTCCATTGTAGGCATCGGTCGATCCGGGGCGCTGCGGACGCGCGTGAGCGTCAAGAATATTAGCGTGGCTCTTCTGGCAACCGATATAGCTTTCACGACGGGGGCCGGCTTATGAAGCTCGCCATCGACGGCAGCGGCGCGGTAGCGCGATGGGTGGCGGCACGGCTGCCCCATGTCGGCGCTGCTGGGTTTGGCCCGAATGCTGCTATCGCCGTGGTGTCTCAAGACGAAACAATCATGGCTGGCGTGGTGTTTCACGACTGGCAGGAACTTGCCGGCACCATGCAATTGTCGTGCGCCGCCGATACGCCACGCTGGGCGACGCGACGCATCGTCAGTGCGCTTCTGGCCTATCCGTTCGTGCAGCTTGCCGTCAACAAGTGCTGGACGGCGACGGACCATGCCAATGCGCGCGCGTTGCGGTTCATCAAGGGGATCGGCTTCAAGCAGGAAGCCATCCTGCGGCACCAATTCGGCGGCAAGCATCACGCGGTCATCTGTTCGATGATGCGCGGCGAATTTCATAGGAGATATTGCGATGGGCAAGAGATCGCCCTCCCCGCCCGCGCCGCCTGATCCGGTGGCCACGGCGAGAGCGCAGTCGGCCGCCAACGTGGCCACGGCGGAAGCGCAAGCACGCCTCAACCGCATCAACGAAATCACGCCGTTCGGGACGGTTCGTTATGAGCGCAGTCCCGCTGCCGGTGGCGCGGGCGCGGTCGATCCGGCCGCCATGGCGGCCTACCGGGAAGCGCTGGCGAAATGGAACGCGGCGGGGGAACAGCGACAAGGGCCAATCGTCAACTACCGCTATGAAGACGGGCCGGGTGTGGTACAAGCGATCCCGGTTTATGGGCCGCCGCCAGCCGACACGCGCGGGCCGATGCCGGCGATGCCAACTGCGGCGGCTGGTGGGGCGGATGAGCCTTCGACCTATACGCGGCGGATCGAACTGCCGCCGGCCCAACAGCGAACCTCGGACGTTCAGAACGAGTTGGACGAGGCGCTTTCGCGGCTGGGGCTTGAGAATGTCGGCCGGGTGCGCGATGCGCAGGGGCAGCCGTTCACGCTTTCCGGCCTACCGGAAATCCTCTCGGGCGAGGCGCTGAACGCGGAACGCGGCCGGGTGGAGGGCGACCTGTTTGGCCGGCTGGAACCGATGCTCGAACGCGACCGCGCGGCACTGGAACAACGCCTCGCCAGCCAAGGCATCGCACCCGGCAGCCAGGCTTGGCGGGCCGCCATGGATGACATCGCCCGCGCCCGCAACGATGCGCGGATGGCCGTGACCGGGCGCGGCTTGTCTGAGCTTCAGGGGCTATTCGGCCTGGGCCTGTCGCGCCGGCAGCAAGGCATCACCGAAAGGGCCTACGAGCGCGCCTACCCGATCAACGAGATTGCCACCCTGCTCGGCACGGCCGGGCCGGTGCAAGGGCCGAATTTCGGCGCGGTGCCTCTGGTTGGCGTGGCGCCGACCGACGTGACCGGGCCGATTTATGCCAACTATCAGGGGCAGCTTTCCAACTACAACCAGCAGCAGCAGGCCAGGAACGCGGCATTGGGCGGGCTGTTTGGGTTGGCCGGCAGCATTGGCGGCGGCTTGGCAAGTGGATATGGGGCTAGTCTGGGAGCGCATTCGCTGGCTTCAGCGGCGCCGTTCATATTCTCCGACAGACGCCTGAAGCGCGACATCAGACGCATCGGGAACTTGATCGGATTGCCGCTCTACACTTTCCGTTATCTATGGAGCCAGACACAAACGATCGGCTTCATGGCCGATGACGTGGCGCGCGTGGCACCGCACGCGGTCCTGACAATCGGCGGCTACAAGGCCGTTAACTACAGAGCATTGGGGCTGTAGATGGCCAAATTCAATCTCGCTGCGCAGCCCGGAAGGTCGGCGTTTCTGACTGAATTGCTCCAAGACCCGCAATACCAGATGGCCATGCGGGCATACCAGCAGGGTTCGCAGACGACGCCGGTGCAGTCCGGGGGCGAGGGCTTGGCGCGTGCCCTGCAAGGCGTGGCGGGCGGCTACTTCGCCGGACAGGCGCAAGGCCGCATGAGGGATCGCGAAAAGGCCTACAGCCAGACGCTCGCCGATGCGCTGGCGGCGGGGCAACCGTGGCGCAATCCTGACACCGATCCAGAAGCCGTCGCCGGCGCGGTACTGCCGGCGCCAAATGACGGTCCGCCGGTCCCGGCCCGGCGCTACCTCACGCCGGGCGAAGTCGCGCCCGGGACCGGCGGACTGCTGGCCATGGCGCGCGTGCTGGCGGGGAACCCAGACACGGCGACGCTCGGCGTCCAGTTGCAAATCAAAGACATCGAGAACAAGCAGAAGCTCCAATCGCAATACGCGCTTGAGGGCTTCAAGCACGGCTTGGGAATGACGAAGACGGTCGAACAGCGCGCTTATGAACGCAGCCCCGAATATTTGGCGTTCCTCGCGCGAAAGGCAGGAGCAAGCCGTGAACCGCTCGGCGATCGCATGGCGCTGGCACAAGCCGGCAGACCTCAAACGAACATCGAAGTGAAAGGCGAGCAGGAAGGCCTGAAGGCAGCCTGGAAAAATACGGCCGACATGTGGAAGAGCGCGCAAGAGGCTGCCTTCAATGCGCAGAAAAACGAACTTGTTTACCGCCGGATGGAACAGTCAATGCAGAAGTTCCGCCCCGGAGTCACCGCCGACTACCGCCTGGGTATGCAGGCGATTGCGCGTGACGTCTTCGGTCTCAAGGTCGATGGCGTAGGAGAGGGTGAGCTGTTTCAGGCCGTTGGCAAGCGGCTTGAATTGCTTGCCACGCCACGCGGGCAGGGTCAAATCACGGAAAATGAGCGGACGATCATTCGCGGAACCATCCCGAATATATCGAAGACGCCAGAGGGTGTTGTTGCCATCCTGGGGGCACTGCGCGAACTCGATAAGTTCGACATGGCTTACGCGCGGATATTCACCGAAAGTGCGCGCCGGAACCAAGGATCGCCCAACCCGGTTGAGGTGGCTGAAGGTCTGGAGAAGCTTGGCTCGCCGCCAATGCCAGCGTTCGCGATGAGGTTGGGCGGCACTAGCGGATTAACTCCGGAGGAAGAGGCGGAATACAACACGCTTTTGCAGAGGCTCCGCAGATGACACCGCGCGAAAGACTGGAAATATTGCGGCGCTTGGATGAGTTGGAACAGAAGCGCCGTGGTCAAACATCGGCGGACTTCGCAGCGCAGGCCGCTGGCATGTCACCTGTGGATTTAAGTATCGCCCGGTCGAAAAACGATGCCTTCGGCGACTACCTTCGCGCACAAGCCACGCAGCCGAAGAGTGGCGAGACGCCAGAACAGACGAGCGTCCGGCAATACGGGACCATGGCGCCAGCCGCGCCTGGCCCGGGCGAGGGCATGGCGCGCGCTTTTTTGCAGGGCGCCACCTTCGGCGCGGGGGACGAGATAGTGGCGGCGGGCGCCGCCGGGCTTAACGCGCTTTTCGGGCGTGACCCCAAGCAATCGCTCGGCAGCCTCTATGACGCCTATCTCGGGAGTGAACGGGATAAACTGAGGGCCTTCCAGAAAGACAGTCCGGTGCGCGGCTATATCAGCGAAATCGCCGGCGCCATTCCGACCGCTATCGCGACCGCGCCTGCCGCCATGCCGGCTTCGCTTGTGGGGCGCGCAATCGTCGGTGGGGCTATCGGTGGGGCGCAAGGCGGGTCTTACGGCTACCTCAGTGGCGAGGGCGACGCGGAGAAGCGGGCGAGAGCCAGTATCCCAGGCGCTGCTCTGGGCAGTGCGATAGGCGCGGGGGCGCCCCTTGCCGGCGCCGCCTATCGCAATCTCATCGAACAGATCAATTCATGGCGCGGTGCCAGTGCTCTTGGCATGCCACGTGCGGCGGCCAGCATACTTCGGCGGGCGGCCGACGCCGACGAGGCCTTGGGTTCACAAGGGCGCCAGGCAGTCGCTCGTGGCGGGCCGGACGCCATGCTGGTGGATGCCGGCCCGAATATGCGGGGAATACTTGACACCGCGATCCAACGCAGCGGGCCGGCGGGCGCGCAAGCGGCGCGTGCCGTTGAAGGTCGCGCCACGACGGCGGCGGGGAATATTACGCGAGCTCTTGACGACGCCTTCGGGGCGCCGAGGGGCGTCAAGGCGACAGAAACCGCATTGCGTATCGGCACGGCAAGCGGCAGGCGTGCCGCCTACGATGCCGCCTATGCCGCACCCATCGACTACTCGGGCGCCGTCGGCCGGCAGATCGAAGCTGTCGTTAAGCAGCGCGTGCCCATGGCAGCGATCGCCCGTGCGAATGCTTTGATGCGTGTCGATGGGGATAGGTCGGCGCAAATCCTGGCGCGGGTCGGCCCGGATGGCGCTGTGACCTATTCCCGACTGCCGGACGTGCGGCAACTCGACTACATCGCCAGGGCCTTGCAGGATGTGGCGGACCGCGCCAGCGGCCAGGGGAAACTCGGCGGGACTACCGATTTGGGCCGGGCCTACGCGTCGCTGAGGCGGGAACTTCGCGGCCTGATGAGGCAGGCCGTCCCCGAATACGGCACGGCACTGGATACGGCGGCCGACCCGATTTCCAAGCGGAACGCGCTCAGACTGGGCGTGCGCGCCCTATCCGCGCGTGTGACGCGCGACGAACTAGCGGAAGAAGTTGCCGGCATGTCGGCTGCCGAACTTCAGTATGTCGGGCAAGGCATCCGGTCGCAGCTTGACGACGCCATGGCGAACGTCAAGCGCGCCATGTCTGACCCGAATATGGATGCACGCGAAGCGGTCCAGGGTATCCGGATGCTGACGACCAGGGCGAGCCGAGACAAGGTCGCCACCGTGCTCGGGGAGCAGAGGGCCGATACCCTGTTTGATGCGGTGGAACAGTCGATAGGCGCCTTCGAGCTTCGTGCTGGCGTTGCGCGCAATTCCGCTACCTTCGCGCGCACGAACCTGGACGAGGCCATACGCAAGCAAACGGATGAGGGCATTTTTAATGCTCTTCGCAGCGGCCAGCCACTACAGGCAGGCCAACGGGTGATGCAGGCGCTTGGCGGCCGGACGGCATCCGAGAAAGAGCGGATCGCTGATGAGACATATAGCGCCCTGGCGGAAGCGCTGACGGGGCCTCGTGGCCCGAATGCGCTCGCGCAACTTCAGATCATGCAGAGGTTGCAGGCAATGCAGGGGCCGACCGTCCAGAATGCCAGAAGGTTGACGGAATTGGCGGAACTGCTCGCGCGCAGGAATGTGGGCGTTACCGGGCCGGCGGTCCAGGGGCTACGGCGTGAATAACCAAGCACCACAGCCGGCTATGACGAGCGGCACAAGCATGGCCAAGGCTACGGAGATGGGCGCGCCTTCATCCGCGCCGATCTTGCACGCCTTCGCCATGCCCCATAGGAACATGACAGTCAGCAGGTTGGCGCTGAGGATGGCGGCGACGAGAACGGCGAAGTCTGATGGCATCAGCGTCACATTAGCACAAGGGGCGCGCAATGGCTCGTAACGGTTCCGGGGTCATGTCGGTCCCTTATCCTGATTTCACGTCCGGCACAACCATAGTCTCGCAACAGGTGGATGACAACTTCGCCACCATCGTCGCGGAACTGACGAACAGTCTCGCGGCGGATGGCCAGACCACGCCGACCGCGAATATCCCGCTCGGGGGATTTAAGATCACCAACCTGGGCGCGCCCACGGCGACGACCGACGCGGTGCGGCTGGCGGCTATCGAGGGCGGGCACACTTCGACTACCGGCGCCACCGGCTTGACACTGGTTAACACCAGCAGCCGCTCGCAGACGCTTGTGAGCACGGCGGCATCGCAAGCCATCGTTCTGCCGGACGCGACAACGCTGACGCTCGGCCACGCTTTCCTGATCCGCAACGGCGGCACCACAAGCAGCCATCATATGTTCACCTTGAAGGCATCCGGCGGCGGCGCGCTGGTCGATATCTATAAGGGCGTCAGCATCGTGGCGCGGCTTGAGGCGCAAGCCAGCGCCGCCGGGACGTGGGCCTTGCAGATGTTCGGCGAGGTGGACGCCAGTGGTGCCGAGAAGGCGAGATCAGCTTTCCTCGCCTGGAACAGCGCGGGGCAGAGCAATATCACGACAGGCGGCGATGTGGTGGTGGCGTTCAACCAGGAGATCTACGACCAGAACTCGGACTACAACACCAGCACGTATACCTTCACGGCGCCGGTAACGGGCATCTACCACTTCGATCTGGCTGTGTTGCTGGTCGATGTTGATACGGCGATGACGCAACTTGTAGTTGGCCTCGACGCTAGTAATCGGGATGTCGAGATCAACCTCTATCCGGCCGACTTCACGGCCGACAGCCCAACGACAGTGACCTTCGGGTGTGATGTGGACATGGACGCCGCCGACACGATCAAGGCGTTCGTCAACGTGACTGGTGGCGCGAACCAAGTGGACATCTCGTCTACCGGCGCACTCGTGCTCAACAGCTACTTTTCCGGCCACTTGGTGACCTGACATGGCGCGCACATTGACAGCAAGCGAGGCGGCGATCCTGAACTTCGCGGTGCCGGACGCGCAAGCATGGTTCGATCATGCTGTGGCCGAGTTTGGCGAGCCGCGCGGCGAAGCGGCGCTCGCGGCCAAGCTGGCCAAGTGGCGTCCGGCATACGATCATGCAGTCGCCACGCTTGGCGCGGCATACAAGACCCGGGCTGAACGTCGGGCCAATCATCGCGTGACGAACATCGCCATGGCCGAGGCGAAGCGACGGGGGCCGCCCGCATGACCGCTGCCCTGCTGGTCGGATATCTCATGATACAGCAGGGCGTGTTTTGCGGGTCGGCAAAGACAATAGCGGAGTCCTTGCGGCACGCGCGGGAGATGGTGGTGGGGCAAGGGTTCAGTCAGGTACGTGGGGCGCTTCTGCAATTGTGGGCATCGCCGGCCGGCGGATGGACCGTGATTGCCGTGCTGCCAGACGGCCGCGCCTGTCTGATCGACGCGGGCATCGGCTGGGAGCCGGCGCCAGTGCTTGAGAAAGAGGGGTGAGCCATGACGCATTGGGATGGTCGGGAGCGCCGCAACGGCGGCCACTTCGACCACGGCGCGATCATGGAGCGCTTGCGCGGACTTGAGGACAAGCTCGACGAGTTCATCAAGGCGGCGACGGAGCGGGGCGAGCGGAACGTCCGTAATATGGAAACGTTGCAGGAAAAGATCACTCACCTGGAAATCTCGGCCGCTGGGCAGAAGACCGGACAGCAGGTCTTGATATGGGGCGCCGGCATAATGGTCGTCATCATCGGCGCCGTGGTTTGGCTGATGGATCGACTGACACTGATGCAGAGGATCGGCGGGTAATGCCAGGCATCTTCGATCGGCAGCCTAGCCTGATGGCCGACGTTCTGTCGCGACAGCATGCGACGGCGCGGCGCCAGCCGAACGCGCTGGCGTCCGTGTTGCAAGGACTGGGCATGGAAGTGTCGAACAAAGCCCAGCTAGGCATTGGCGGAGCGCTGTCGGACGTTCTGGCGCACGGGCCGGGCTTGCTGCGTGAGGGCGCCGGCATGGCGACGGATTGGGCGAGGAATAACCCAGGCGATGCACTTGCCTTGGCGGTATCACCAATCCCCTTTTTTGGTAATATCGCCGGCGTGGCGAATGATATCAGGCACTACATATCCGACCCGGAAAGTCGGAATTGGCTTAATTATGGCCTGACGGCACTAGGTGCATTGCCGGTGGGTTCGGCCGCCAAGACGGCGGTTGGAACGGCTTTGACGAAGGCGGTCAAGCCAGCACAAGACGACATTGCGAAGCTGATCGGCAAACGTGCATTTGCCGCCGGAACTCATGCTAAGATAGTCGGCGCGGAGCGGATCGGCAAGGATAGCCTCGATGTTCTACTGGAGGCAGCGGACGGCAGCCGCTTTAAGGCGGTCAGCGGCTTTGTGTCGCCGATAGACAATCTCGATGTAAAGGCCGATTGGGGGCGGTATGTCCGAGTCTCCAAGCCAGAGAAAATTTCCATAAATCCATTGCGCGGCGCGCAAGAGCGGATCGAGAAATACGCCAAGGCTGCGGGTCTTGAAGTGGAAGACCTGCATGGATCGTCTTCATCCGGCAGCAGATACCTAACAATCGTGGAGCCTCTTACCGACGCCATGTCGGACGCGGGGCAAACGCCACGCAGCATCAAGGTCCGAATTAGCGATCACCAATTGCCGCCGTCGCATGGGCAATGGAGCGGCTGGGCGGACTTCGAGGTCGGTGTGCACCAAGACGCGAATGGCGATTGGGTGGACGCGCTGATGTATGCTTACAAGAAACTTGGCGTGGAGCCGCCGGCAAGCCTGAAGTCAACGCTGGGCAAACGCGAAAAATGAAAGTCACCATCGACGACGTTGAAACACTGACGGGCACGATCTGGAATGCCAGGCATCTTCGATCGGCAGCCTAGCCTGATGGCCGACGTTCTGTCGCGACAGCATGCGACGGCGCGGCGCCAGCCGAACGCGCTGGCGTCCGTGTTGCAAGGACTGGGCATGGAAGTGTCGAACAAAGCCCAGCTAGGCATTGGCGGAGCGCTGTCGGACGTTCTGGCGCACGGGCCGGGCTTGCTGCGTGAGGGCGCCGGCATGGTAGCCGATTGGGCGCGCGAGAACCCTGGGGACGCACTATCCTTGGCACTGTCGCCGATCCCGGTGGTCGGCGATGCCGTCGGCCTGGCGAACGATTTGCGGCATTACGTCACTGACCCCGAAAGCCGGAATTGGCTCAACTACGGGCTGACGGCGCTGAGCGCGCTCCCGCTTGTCCCGGCGGCTGGGACGGCGGCCAAAGGCATCCGTGCCTACCATGGCAGCCCGCACGATTTCCCAGCGGAGCGCTTAGTGCGGATGCCAGATGGATCGACGCAATACATCGCTGGCGTCCCTGATGCGCTTCCAGACGTTCCGGCTGACGCAACTGTTATCAGGGATTTCCCTCTAGGTCGGTTCCGCGACGATAAGATCGGCACGGGCGAGGGTGCGCAATCATTTGGTCATGGTCATTACACGGCAGAGGCAGAAAGAGTCGGGCGGAGCTATCGCGAGAACCTAGCAGGCAAGCCGCAGCCGCCCGCCATTCAGTATGGCGGGGTTGATGCGTTCTCGAGTTACAACACAATTCCTGATGACGTTAAGAGCGGGTTGCTAGAGCTTCATATGCGGTTGAGTCCCTATAAAGACCCATCCAGCAAGGCGATTTTGGACCGCACTCACAGCGACTTGATAAAAACCGTAAAAAACTTTGAGTCGGGTGCAATCCCTATGAACACCCGCGACTACGAAAATGCCAAGGCGGCGTTGCGTGTCATAAAAGACCCGGCATTCGGAGTTCGCGGCGCAACTAACCCTGGCCGCATGTATGAGGTGAACATCAAGGCCGACCCGGAGCACTTCCTCGATTGGGACAAGCCGCTCCCGATGGACCATCCACTGCGTGAGCGTTTAGCTGAACATGGCATGAAGGCGAGCGGTTCCACTTGGGCGCCAGCTAGAAATGTTGGCAAGGATGCTTTTTTGGCCGCCCGAAACCCAGAGATGACAGGCCAAGGGGTTTACTATCAGTTAAGTAAAATATTCGAGACTTCCGACGACGCATGGCAGTCGCTCGGGAAAACGCCGAATGATGTTGTTAACACCAAAGCAGCGGCAGCCGAAAGTATGAAGAATGCCGGCATCCCCGGCATCCGCTATCTAGATCAAAGTTCCCGCGCCGCTGGCGAAGGCACCAGCAACTATGTCGTTTTCGATCCAGAGATTATCGAAATCATTAGGAAGTATGGGTTGTTGCCGGCCATGCTTGGTGGCGGCGCTGCGGCCGGACTGCTTGGCGGCATGGGCGAAGCTGAGGCAGAACCACGCAAATGAAAGTCACCATCGACGACGTTGAAACACTGGCGCGCACGATCTGGGGCGAGGCGCGTGGCGAAACGCAGCAGGGCCGCGAGGCCGTGGCATGGGTCGTGCGGAACCGGCTGACGCATCCGAAGAACAAGGACGGGAAGCTCTATGGCGGAAACATCAACGCCATTTGCGGCAAGCCTCGCCAATTCTCGTGCTGGAACCTCAATGATCCGAACAGGAACAAGTGCGATACGGTGAGCCTGGAAGACAAGACCTTCCGGCAATGCCTGGTAGCGGCGCTGGTGGTGCTCGACAGCCCAGCGCATCTCGACCCGACCTTCGGGGCGACGCATTATAAGCGTATCGGTCATCCGGCGCGTTGGGCGGAAGGAAAGGA